ACAGCAGGTACTGCATCTGACTGGCAATTCTTAAACTTTAATAATCAAATATACGGATTCCAAGTTGGAAACCCACCTATTAAATTCACCTCTGGCTCTTGGGCGGTAACAACTAACAAGCCTACAGGTGTAACAACATTCGACCCTAGCTGTGGAATGGGTTACTACGGTAGAAATTGGGTTGGCGGTATTACAGAAGAGAAAGATGTAGTTTATTATTCTGATTTATTACTTGGAGATACCTGGACAGGTGGTTCTTCTGGTGTAATAGACTTGAAGACAGTATGGGGTACAGATGTAATAGTCTCTATTAATGCCTTCTACGGTAAGTTAGTGATCTTCGGTAAACATCATATTGCTATTTACTCTGGCCCTTCTGAGCCTACTACGATGTCATTAGATGAAGTTATCTCAGGTATTGGGTGTGTGTCTAGGGATTCAGTACAATCTGTTGGTGATGACTTATATTTCTTATCTGGAACAGGTGTTAGATCTTTAAATAGAACTACAGAAAAAGATAATCTACCTTTACAAGATTTATCTTTAACAATTAAAGATACATTAACCAGACATATATCACAAAGTTCTAATGTTAAGGCTGTTTATGTAGAAACTGAAGGCACTTATATCCTATCTTTTGTTGATAAAAATATCACTTATGTGTTTGATATTAAACATGAAACACCTTCAGGTACACCTCGTTTAACCACTTGGTCTTTTGATAGTAATAGAGAACCGTCTAGCTTTACTTATACTGAATCTAAAGAATTATTAATAGGTCAAAAAGTAGGATCAGTTGCTACTTATGAGGGCTACTATGATAAGGATTATGTAAGTGGTGGAACATATACATCAGATTCTTATAGTGGCACATTCTTAACAACGTGGTTAAATTTAGGTGATTCAGCCATAGCTTCACTATTAAAGAAACTAAAAGCTGTTATCAGTGGTGGTTCAGGAACTGTTGTTGGTTTGAAGTGGTATAGAGACTTTAATACCATCGCATCTAAGACTTTATCGTTCCAGTTAAATCCTACAACTACAGGAACAACCTCACTATGGGGTGCTAGTACATCCTTATATGGTGCAACTACAGTATCACATACACATACAGCAGCAACTCACCCTGCTAGTTCTAAATATGCCCCTGTATATGGTTTAAAAGAATATCAATTAAATCTAACAGGGTCAGCTAAATTCTTACAGATTGAAATGAGTGCAGAAACAAAAGGATTTGTAGCATCATTGCAAACTTTAACTTTATTATATAAACAAGGGAAAATACGATGAGTAACTATACAATAGCGGTAGCTTGGGCAGGTAAAGATGCCTTATCTGATTCCGATGCAGCCAAGGTAATATCAGGTGGTGACTTTAATACAGAATTTACAGCAGTACAAACAGCAGTTAATACAAAAGCTGAAGTTAATGGTGCTGCTGGTGAATCCTTCAGTGCTACAACAGCAACTGCTGGCACTAATACTACACAGGTAGCTACTACTGCATTTGTTACAGATGCTGTATCAAAAGCTAATATGGCGGATATTGTTTATCCTGTAGGTGCTATCTTCACAACAACAACTGCGTATGCTAACTCAGCTGCGGTTGTTACTGCTATCGGTGGAACTACTTGGACTGTTTTCGGAGCAGGTAAAGTTCCAGTGGGTGTAGATTCTACTGATACTGACTTTGATACTATTGAAGAAACTGGTGGTGCTAAAACACATACACTGTCTGAAAGTGAAATACCTTCACATGACCACACTCTAGGTAGTGCTGCTGATGACTTTAAATACTTAGTGAGATACACAGGAACTCTTACAGGAGATGGTTTTGATAACTCTCCTGGAGAGATAGACCAACATACTGGTGGATTGATACAATCTGTAGGTGGAGACCAAGCACATAATAATATGCCTCCATACATCACTGTATATATGTGGAAGAGAACAGCTTAATGTCTTCAGCACTAGACAATCTAAAAGCTAATATGGCAGAGCAGGGTATGCTTACTGCTGATGGTGATATACCTCAATGGCTACGTGGTGTTGAGTATGGTGTTCCTGAAGTTACCCCTATTCAGATTGGTACTGACATTTATAATAGAGGTGGTGGTGATGGTGGTGTTGATACACCTCCAGGCGTACCTAGAACACCAGAGCAAGGCTTTAGAGATTGGTGGAATTTAGATGATGATTTAGTAGGTGGAAGACAAATATCTCAAGGTCTTAACTTTTTAGCTGGTGGTGGTATGCTGGGACATGGTCTTATTAGTCTGGGTGATTACTCTCAAGGCGTTAATCCTTTAGCTGATTTATCGGCTATGACTGTGGCTAATATGGCTGTACCTTATGCTTCTAATATGGGAGAGGCTATCGGATTAAGTAAGGCAGGTGCTTTTGGTGGTGATTGGATAGGTAACTCTTTAATAGGTAATGAGATAAACGGTGAATATATTCCTACTTATACTGAAAGTATGAGTAACTCCCCTTGGCATGGAGAGGCTACAGCGATGGGTCTAGAACAAGGTACTAAAGGTTACGATAACTTTATGAACGCAGTAAGTGGTGGTTTAGCTAGAAATAAAGGCGTTGACCCTGAGATGATGGAAGCTTATGATAGACGTGGTGAAGAGAGATGGAGAGACCCTGAATATAGAAGCTCTCTGATGAACCCTAGTAAAGAACCTGAATCGGTAAGTGACTTCACTGGTATGTTTAGCGGTATAGGTGATTCAATTAGTAACTTCTTTGGATTTAGTGATAGTAATAATAGTATAGATTTAAACGAAATAGCAAGGAATGATACATCAGTAGGTGTGTCAGATAACAGCGGTGGTTGGTCCTCTGCTGATGAACAAAGTTATGCCGATGAAGTCGGTGTGTCAGAATATTAAAGGAGTAAGACATGAGTTCAGATAGTAATTGGTGGGATAGTTGGGATACAGGTGATACTATTGGAGCTGTTGCTACTTTAGGTGCAGGATATATGGCTAGTCAAGCTGCTAGAGCTTCAACAGATGCTCAAACACAGGCTGCTGACTTAGCATGGCAACGATCACAACCTTGGAATGTGGGCGGTGTATTTGGTGCAACAACCTTTGACCCTGAATCAAGGACATCATTGCAAACTCTTGCACCTGGTATGCAAACAGAATACGATGCTGCTATGGCATCATCTGCTGCTAATAGAGGGCAAGTTGCAAGTATGGGTGTTGACCCTACCGCAATGGGTAAACAGTTTTATGAACAACAGAAAGCTTTATATGCTCCTGAACAAGCTCAACAGAGACAAGAGCGTGAAAACAGACTGTATGCTCAAGGTATGTTTGGATCAACTGGTGGTGGTGTTCAGATGAACGCTCTATTAGATGCTCAAGCACAACAAGACGCTCAAGCTAAGATTGCTGGATTTGATAAAGCACAAGCCCTACTTGATACTTACAGAGGTCGTCAAGCTGGTGATTTGGCTATGGCTCAAAACTTAGGTAACTTACCTGCTATGTATAGTCAAACTGGTATGGGTATTGGATCTAATCTATCTAGCATGGCCAGCACAGCTGCTAATATGCAATCAAGTGCAGCTAAACAGATGTCTGATGCTACGGCTGGTATGTGGGGCGGACTTGCTACAGGTATAGATAAATATCAAAACTCAGCTAATTACGCTTATCAAGCACCTAAGAAATAGGAGTCACTATGGCAGAATCAATGTTTAATATTTATAAATCTTTAGCTGAAGAGAATGATGCTCCTAGACAAGCAGCTTTAGATTATTCAAAGATTAGAGAAGGTGGCGTTGCTGCTGCTGTAATGGCTCAGTCAGCTGGTATGTTAGGTGGTCAAGCTATGGAAGCTATGGGTTATCAAACAGCTCCACAAATGCAAGCTCAGGCTATGGAAGAGATAAAAGCTTTATATCCTAACCCTACTACACGTCAAGACTTTATGGGTATGGCTAATGAGTTCAAGAATCGTGGAATGATGGACCATTGGGAAAAGATCATGGGTGTTGTTGATGATCTTGCAGGTAGTACAGATATGAAGAAGTGGAATTTTGAACAGCAAGGAAAACGTACAGCAATTAGAAGAGAAGCAAAAAGAAGAGGTTATAATTTAACTGATGCAGAGATTGATGATATTGCTATCTCAACACCTTTAAGAGCTAAACTAAGTGATCAGTCAGGAATAATGGTCCATCCTTGGATGGATACTCTAAATGCTTATTTATCTAATAAAACCCCAGTAACGCCATCTGATGAAAAGCCTTCACCTAGCTCCGTCATTACTGATGTTGCACAATCAGCCGATACTAAAGCTTTAGAGAAAATGAATACATCTTTTGGTGTCGAAGTAAAAGGTTTTAGAGAAAACATTAATACTGTAGAGTCTGGAATTAATATTGTAAATCAGGTTAGAGGTGGAAATACAGCATCACTTCCTCAATTATCAAGAATGTTGGCTAAGTTTAAT